GAAAGTCTGTAGTATCCATGCTATGTGGTCTCTTGAGGTGGGGTTAAGTTGTTTAAGTTTTGTAAATGGGCATCCTTGTACGTACCCTTGTGTCCGGTTATTTCGCTTAGGTGTAAACACTGTTCCAGCAACGAACCCGAATTTTCTGCGTAATACTTCTGTAGCTTCTTCCAGTTCTCCTCTGAGAGCTGATTCGAGCTCGTAGGCTGCTCGTTCGTCGAAATACCATCCATGTTCTTCTTGTTTTTGTAAGATGTGTGCGACCTGATGTTCTAGTTGTACCCAGTCAGGTAAGGGTGGAAATGTTGGCATAGTTTATTTGTAACAATAACGTCTTGTTCGCAATAGTCCTCCATCTCCTTGCTCCATGCTGACCAGTCGGCAGTCTGTCCAAAGTTCCCTTTGTATTCTCCCAACCTGTGGCCATAGGACTCCAAAGAGTGGCGACCATAGAGTTTTGGTGGCATACCGTCAATCTTTGCCTTGCGGTCTACCTCTAGCATATCGGGGTGGTACAACCTCGACAGTAGTAGTGTATCTATAATTCTACCCTCTGGTTTGAAGAATGGGTAGACTTTCTTTATCATCGGTATGTCAAAGCCGATGATGTTGTGGCCAATGATAGTGTCAGCACACATGAGGCTTGTAACACCTCTGCTGATTGGCATTGCAGAGCCTGTATCGTTGTATCTGTAAGTCTCACCTGTCTCATAGTCGAGAATGACTAAGCAGTGTAGCTCAACGTCCTCTTGACTTAGTGGTGTTGTTTCCAGATCGAACAGGAGGGTGATAGGTTTTATCTCTGAATTTGGCACGTCTCTTTGCTTGTTTGGTGGGTGGGTTTGGTTTCTTTAGTCGATCAATCTCAGAAGTCGGTGCTGGGATTGAAAACGGGGTTCTCAGTTTCATTGTTCTCATAAAATTGGCAAGTGGATAAGTCATAGCTCAGTGTTGTAGCGACTCCAACCTCTCCTGAGAAACGGTTTTTAAGGACTCGCAAAGTAGTGAGGTTAGCATTAGCTTCTCCTTGTTGGTCTCTTTCCAAAGCGATGACAGAATCGCTGAGTTGAGCGATCGAATGAGAGCCTCGTAATTGTCCGAGGGATACACGTCCTCCCTCCTCGTGCGAATTATTGTCACTGTTTGTTCTCCGTAAGTGTGATACTAAAAATAATGCGATACCTGTACGTTCGACTAACGACCTGAGCTTCGTCATTGTCGAATCTATCATACGTCTTTCGTCGCCGTCAAGACCACTTAATAATATAGAAAGATGGTCAAGAAATATAATACGGCACTCCAGTCCACTGGCAAGGTACTCGATCCTGTTGTAAATAACATCTGGGTCAAAGCTACCAAAGCCATCAAACAGAAAAACATTCCACTTTGCAAGAGTATCAGCAAAAGCAAACTCGAGTTCTTCTTTGTCATGTTCTCCAATGTGATAAGGTTTACCAAGTGCAGCCGACATCAAGCCGAGTGCAGTACGTTTGTTATTAGCTTCAAGTTCTAGTATGCCAACTGTCTCACCCTTCTGTGCAAGATCAGCAGCAATAGCTCTGACCAACGAGGTCTTACCACTACCAGATCCGGCAGTGAGTGTCGTTAGTTCTCCGTACCTGATTCCGTGTAGCTTTTCATTCAAGCCTTGGAATGGGTACTCGTGGTCACAGGTTTTGGTAGGCTCTGTGACTAGCGACATGAGATTCTTACCATCTACAATACCGTCTGGTCTATATGGTTTAGCATCCCATATCGCACGCCTTATTGCGTCTTTGTCGTCAGCTTGGAGTGCATCGCTTGCATCTTTGTAAGCATCGAGTCGAGCAATCTTAACCCTACCGGCTGGTAGTATACTCGAGGCAGATTCAACGGCCTCACGCCCTGCTTCGTCGTTGTCGAAGAAGAGGACGATCTCTTGGTATCCTTGCAAGAAGGGTATGGCTTTCTGCAAGTCTTTCTTGGCTGCTGCCGCACCATGAGGTAGGCTGACCATGGGCCAACCTGACATAACTTCGTAACAAGAGGCAGCATCTAGTTCTCCCTCTGTGATGACGATTCGTTTTCCGCTGGCGGGGAAAAGATGCTGGCCAAAGAGTTGATCTGATCCCTGACCTTCATAGTGGAAGTCCTTTGACTTTGTTTTAATTTTGAATCCAACAACTTGGCCGCTTGCATTATAATATGGGAAGCGGAGTGTGTTGCCATGTCTGTAGATACGGTAGAATGAGTTGGTGGATTCTGATATTCTTCGCTTTTGCAGCTGTTCAGCTGATCCGAGGAACTGTGCTCGTTCATTTGTATTCATTCGTGTGTGGGTGTGTGTCCAGTCTTCAGCTGGAGTATACGTGTGGCACGCAAAGCAGTAAGCGTGGCCGTCAGAGTAACGTGAGTTAGCGTCTGACGAACCACAGTTGTTACATGGTTCATGTGCCACAAATTCTGATTCTGTGTTCATCTTAACCAATCAATGGGGATTGCGTGTACTGCCGCCCACTTGATGTTGTGTTTCTCACACCACTGGGCGTATGTGGTTTTGGATTTCTTTGAGATCTTATTGAACGGTGCTTGAAAGACCATACGTAGATCAAGGTGTGGGTTGTCACGAATGACGGCCTTGATCTTACGTCTGTCCTCTGCATCCCAATAACCTTTAGTCTCGAGCATAACGCCGTTGAGTAAAATGAAATCAGGATTGTAGGTATGCTGTATGGTATAAGGAACTTGCTCGCCCTCATAGATATACTTGCAGCCTACTTTATCCAGCAGTTCAGCAACGCTGATCTCAAGCTTAGACTTAAAAGTCTTCTTCTTCTTCAATGCTATCTTCGTCAGCCTCTTCTGGTGCTGTAGCTTTTGCAACAAAGCCATCAGTCTTACCGAATAGGTCTGCAACTTCTTTGTCGTCCATGCTATCTGCATCAACCCCAGCTGCATTGCCTGCAATCTCGACAACCTGTACACCGACTAGCTTGAGTGAACTACCATAAGTAACTCCATCCTTCAAGATGTATGGCTTCTGGAAAAAGCCTAGCTTTACAGTTGAGCCACTGTAGATTGGTGTCTTCTTATCTGTAACTGGTGTGCCTTCTGTGTCGACAACTGGTGGTTTCTTGTCCTCTCCCCATGAGAACTTGATCTTAAACTTACCATCAGCTACCTCTTCCCAAGGTGTAGGTTTGAGTGTAGCTCTTCTGGGGTTCTTCAACTTAGACTCTGCCCATTTAAGAACAGCTTGTCTCTCAGTTTCAAGTGCGTCAATGATACCAGTCCCAACAACAGCTGCGAGTGAGTATCCGAACTTGCCGGGTTCAAGTATGGCTTGGAAGCCTTCTAGTTTGATAGCGTCAGTCACGTGGACGTTTTTAGTCATTTGCAGTCTCCTTTGCGGGTGTGATTAATTTTTGTACCTCAGCTTTTTTGCTTTGGAGGTATTGTATTCTTTTGTCGATTGCTTCGACTTGCTCTTTGTATTGAGCTTGTTGTGCTTTCTCAATGTCCTCTTTAGCTACAACGTAGATCTCTGTTGGTGCAAAGAAACTACTGAATAGACTGTCAGAGTTTGAGAAGAAAGGGTTGTAAATCATAGTTAACAGAAAAAATAAGTGGATTCTATAACCGTTTCTGGTTGTAAGTCGCCAATGATAGGCGGTTCAGTCTCTGCCTGTATCTGGTCGGCAAAGGTCTGGAGATAATCATGCTCTGCGAACAGAATCATGTATGTCTCCCTAATTATAGCAGATAATTTATCCATATCGCAACATCTGCTTAACACACTGTCATGGATTAGTGCGATTGGCTGATCGAAGCTACGCACAGCGAGGTGTAGCAGTGATGCGTCCAGACTATGGATGAGGTTAGGTGCAGTAGCAGCCTTGTGCCTGTTGATGTCGACCTCCTTCCCATCTTCTACTGCGACGGATAGATCACAACGACCTAGTAGCTGTAGCTGGATGCGTTCAACCTTCTTCTTGAAGTAACGCTGTCTGACTACGAAGCCAGAAGGAGTCG